GGCAGAGCTTGAGCAGATGGCGACCCAGATGCCGCTCGGTGGTGTGCAGTACATCAAGCTGACTTGGGACTCGAAGCGTAAGAAGCCCGTCCCGACTTTTGTGTCCGTCGATGATGTCTACCTGCCCTATGCTGCGACCAACTTCTATACCGCAGAGCGCAAGACCCACGTTCAATACATCACTAAGCTGGAATACCAGCGCCGGGTCGCTAACGGTATGTACCGTGACGTTGACCTAGTTGCAGCCTCCCTGATCCCCGAGCAGTCCAAGTCAGAGCAAGCCAACGACAAGATCGAGGGTCGCACTGGCGGCTCATACAACCCTGACGGTTTGCGGACGATCTTCGAGACCGCCTGCTTCTACGAGATCGACGGCGAGATCGCCCCTTACATCGTTACGATTGATAAGACCAGCAAGCAGGTTTTGGCTATCTACCGTAACTGGGAAGAGGATGACGAGCAGCAGGACGAGATGATTTGGATGGTCGAGTTCCCGTTCCTGCCTTGGCGTGGAGCGTACCCGATTGGCCTGACGCATATGATCGGTGGTCTGTCCGCAGCCGCCACGGGCGCTCTGAGGGCGTTGCTGGACTCCGGTCACATCAACAACTTCCCCGGCTTGCTGAAGCTCAAGGGCGGTGCTGGTGGTCAGACTGACCGCATTGACCCAACTGAGGTGCATGAGATCGAGGCTTCGTTCGGTCAGGATGACATCCGCAAGGTCATGATGCCGATGCCGTTCAACCCGCCGAGCCCGGTGCTGTTCCAGTTGCTCGGATTCCTTGTGGATGCCGCCAAGGGCGTTGTCCGCACCACGTTCGAGGAGTTGGCTGACACTAATGCCAACGTCCCGGTCGGCACAACGCTGGCTCGGATGGAGCAGGGCATGGTGGTGTTTAGCTCGATCCACGCTCGTATCCATGACGCGATGGCTCGCCTGCTAGAAGTCCTGTACCGGATCAACCGGATGTACATGGACGAGCAGGACATCATGGACGAGACGGGGGAGCTACTGGCCTACCGCAAGGACTTTGAAGGCCCGCTCGACGTTATCCCAATCTCCGACCCGAACATCTATTCCGAGACCCAGCGATTCGCGCAGGTTCAGGCGGTCATGCAGCGTTCGGACACGCATCCGCAGCTTTATGATCTCCGCAAGGTCGAAGAACTGTTCCTGAAGCAACTGAAGATCCCTGATGGGGACTCCCTGTTGATGCCGCACCCTGAGGTTCAGGAGATGAACGCGGTCAACGAGAATTTAGCTGCAACGATGGCTCGTCCGGTAGCTGCATTCCCTGAGCAGGATCACCTTGCCCACTTGCAAGCCCACCTTGATTTTATCCAATCCCCTGTGCTTGGGCATAGCCGTATCGCCGCCCCGACCGCGATGCCGATCCTGTTGGATCATATCCGCGAGCATATGGTGCTTTGGTACGTCTCTCACTCAGTTTCGGTGGCATCAGAGGCCGCTGGCGTAGACATTTCGGGTATGTTTAAGGATCTGTCGAAGGAAGAGCGCAAGGATTACGACAAGATGCTGGCTGCTGCAAGCCAGTCGGTCGTGAAAGAGGCAAACGAGGTGCTGAAAGCCATCCCGCCGATCTTGGAGGAGTGCATCCAGTACCTGCAATCGATCCAGCCGCCTACGCAAGACCCTGCCAAGGAAGCAGCGGCAGCAGAAACGCAGCGTCGTGCAGCGGCAGACCAGCAGAAGGCGCAACTGGAAGCCCAGAAGATGCAGGCACAACATGCAGAGAACGCTCAAGAAATCCAAGCGAAGATACAAGAGTTGCAAGTCCGACTCCAAGAGGCGAAAATGCGCGAGGATCGCGAGGATCAGCGCACTCAGATGGAGGTCGCAGCCCGCATGAAGATGAACACAGACGACAACGACACCGCCAAACGACTCGCGGCACTGGAAATTGCGTCTGGCAACAAGGTTGCCGTGTCTACTGGCACTGGCATCAACCCCAACCCGTAAGGAGAACGACATGGAAGCAGTGAGTTTGCACAAGCAAATGGCGATGGGCAAAGGCTATCCCACTGACGTTAAGGGCAGCGGCAAGGATCCCGCCCCTACGCCAGCAAAACCCAGCGGTGACGCTAAGAATCTTACCCGCATGAAATCTTTCGAGGCAAAAACCCCGAAAGGTGGGATGTGATTGACAAGATTATTGGTCGAATTAGGTTAGCGCAACAGAAGGCGGCACTCAATGCGGTGTCGCATCCGCCTGCGCCAGACCAGAATATTGAGTATTTGTACGGTCAGAGGGTCGGTTATTACGCCGGACTAGACCAAGCCCTGAAGGAAATCGATGAGATTTTGAGGGACAGGGACGAGAAGGATTCAAAGCTTTAACAACCAGCATTGGAGAACGAAAATGCTATTAGAAACGCCGCTTGAGATGGAATTTGACTCGCTGGAGGACGCTTTCCCAGAGGTAGATTGTGGGATTGAGCCAATGGGAAGCCGAGTTATCGTCCAGATCCGCAGGGCAAAGCAGCAAACGAAGAGTGGACTCTACATTCCTGAGGAAGCTCGCAAAACCGAGGCAAGTAACACGCAGGTTGCCAAGGTTGTGGCGGTCGGTACGCTGGCATACCGCAACCGAAACACGATGGAGCAGTGGCCTGAGGGCGCATGGTGCGCTATTGGCGACTTTGTCCGCAGCCCGAAGTACGGCGGCGACCGCTGGACGGTCAAGCTGGGGGATGAGGAGATCGAGTTTGCGATGTTTGATGACCTGAACATCTTGGGGCGAGTAAAAGGCGACCCGACAAAGATCAGAGCATTTATCTAACGGCTGAAAGGAGTCGATAATGAGTACCAATACGAATGAAGCTCTCGTCGAGGATGATGGCGACGAGGTAAAAGGTCAAGAATACGTTGCCGTTGAGGATGACGAGAAGTCTGGCGCAAGCGCCGAGGACAGTCGCCACGACGGTGAGGACGATGGTGAAGATACAAGGCTGGATGCGGACAATGAAGACCGCGAAGACCTGCGTCGCCGTCGCCGTGAGGAGAAGACGGAACGCGCCCAGCGCCGCAAGGCTGCAATGGAGCGGGACAAGGCAGAACTGGAGCAGTTGCGCCGTGACAATGCCATGCTCGCCCAGCGTATGCAGGCAATTGAGCGTCGTTCTGCAAACTCTGACGCACAGGCACTGGAAGCCCGCCTGCGTGAGTCGGAGGAAGAGGTTCGAGCCGCTGAGTATGTGATCTCTCAGGCGATCAACGCCGGTAACGGTGAGGACGTAACGAAGGCGATCCGCATCCGTGACGAGGCGATTACCCGTACTCGGGAGTTGACGGTCGCTCAGATGCAGATGAAGCAGCAGCGTCAGCCGCAGCAGCAAGCCAAGCCGGAACAGGGGCTGCTGGATCCGGTGGGTCATCGGTTGGCTAATGACTGGGCAAAGATGAATGACTGGTTTGACCCCAATGGTCGCGATGAGCGGTCAAGGGAAGTGATGAAAATTGACCAAGAACTGATAAATGATGGCTATAATCCAAACAGCTTGGAATATTGGCATGAGTTGACCTCTCTGACCCGTGATCTTGCTCCCGGTCGCCGCTCTCAGTCGAAGGGTGGCCCAAGAATGGGATCAGGCAAAGAGCGGGCAGCAGGCTCTAGCCGCAACGAAGTTTATATTTCACCTGAGCGCAAGGCTGCAATGATTGAGTCTGGCGCATGGGAAGACCCCGTCCGTAGGCAGCGAATGCTCAAGCAGTACGCTGACTGGGACAGGAACAACAAATAATCAACTCGCTGATAAGGAGTGAGAAATGAGTGACGAAAGACTGAAGAAAATCGCAGACCCTGCCCGCCAATCGCGAGCCTCGCAGAATCGTGAGGTTACTGAGAACCGGGAGATTTCTGACGATGACCGAGTCGAGATGTTTAGGCATCAATTTTTTCAAAGTGCATTACCTGACTTACCGAAAATTGATGGGTATCACACTTGCTGGTTGACCACAACAAACCCACGCGACACGATACAAGCTCGTGCGCGGCTTGGATATGAGCCTGTAAAGCCGGAAGACGTTCCCGGCTGGGAGTACGCCACTATCAAGACTGGCGAATACGCGGGGTTCATCGGGGTCAACGAGATGCTAGCTTTTAAGCTTCCATTGCGTCTATATCAGATGTTTATGGAAGAGGCTCACTTTAATGCGCCTGCGCGTGAAGATGAGAAGCTGGTAGCCATGACGGAAGGCATGAGAGATCAAGTCGAACGGGCTGGTGGAAAACTCATCGAGGGTGACGGTATGTCAGATCTGCGCTACGTTCCTGAGCGCCCTGTCTTTACTGATTAAATGATCAGGGTGCAAGGGTTTGATTAGACATATTTTTAAGGAAATATTATGTCAAACACTGTAAATGCACCTTTTGGTTTGCAGCCGGTCTACCACGCAAGTGGTTTTGTCCGTCCGCAGCAAATGACGATGACTGACAATTACGCAAACAACATCCTCCAGTATCAGCCTGTGAAGATTGCTGCTGGCGTAGTTGCTCCTGTAACTGGAACCGAAGCTTATGTCGGTACATTTATGGGCGTTGAGTTCACCGACTCTGATGGTCGCCGTCGTGTTTCCAACAAATGGGTTGGCGGTAATATCGGCACAAACCTCGTTGCCTACATTACTCTTGACCCACAAATCGTCTATCAGAT